AATGTTTTATTTAATTCTTTTGTTTTAAAATTAGGTAAATCTAGATTTCTTATATTAATAGGAGATCTAAACAATCCAGTATTAGTGGTTATACCAATACTAAAGGACTTTCTTGTTGGTGTATCTAATACTTCATAAACACCATTATATCCAGTATTAGCAATTCCAGTAGTATTTTCGGTAGAAATAATATTTTGAATTTCTACTTTAGATCCAATAGATAATGAGTGAGGAATATCTGTATATACTGTCGCAACTCCAACACTAGAATCATGAACTGCATTACTAATAAATTTTGGATTCCTAAGTTCTGAAGTATTGCTCAAAGTTACTGATCCAATATTCATGAATTTTGCAACTTCCGAATCACTAAACCCAGTAGTTGTGTTTGACTCTTGAATAACAAAAGAATCCTCAGGAGGTCTAGCAGTAACAGTACTGTCCTTAGGTATTACATATCTTACCTTATAAATTTTACTATCTAAAGATCTATTGTCTGGTGTTCTAGAAATATATGATTTTGAGGTTGCTTTACCTAGAGCAGGAAATCCTAGTCCTACAATAGTGCTGTAAATATCATTTTCAGTAGAACTTACAGTAACATACCACTGACCTCTAGATTCATCATATTGGATTGGATGACCAATATCTCCAGATTTTTTATCAGAAACTCTAGATTCTATTCTTAAAATTCCACCTTTGTTATTAACAGTTATAGAAGATTCACTAGTGCTATCATCAAGTGTTCTTGCTAACTTAATTTGATCTGTATTAATACCAGATGTAATAGCATAATATACATTATTATTAGAGATTCCATCAGGAAGTTCACCATCATCACTTAAAATACGAATAGTTTCTCCAGTATCAAATAAATGAGGTTCTGTTAAAGTAAGAATATTTGAACTTATACTATTAATACCAATGTTAGTTCTTCCAACCGTTGATATTTTAATAGAACTAGACTCAAATATACCAGATCCTTGAGTATCTGGCATTATTATTTTGGCAGATCTTTCCTGATTAGAAATTACAACTTTAAGTTTATCATTAAACTTAGATCCTATTCTATATCCCTCAATGACAGATTTTGGTGGTATATCTTGGTTTAACTCATTATAAAGGTATAACCTAGTAGGATCTGCCTGTCCTACTGTGCTCTCAACATCAATTGCACCATATTCAACAGTTACTTCTTCAGAATCTATTGTTTGTGGGGGCAAAATATGGGTAATATATCCAGTATCGTCCCTTGGGAATGCTTCAGTTCTAAAACCCTTACAAACTAAAGCTTTTGCACCAAAGTTTGAGTTTGAGTTTGTAATTGATAGGTCACCACCAGACTCAGAAATATAATGATTACCGAAACCAATTGAGAATACAGATACTAACTGTAAGAATGCATTATTAGATGCCTTAATATGGAAAGTATCATAAGATGGTTTATATATTGCTAGGGAATTTGTATGTAAATTTGGTACACTAACAGAATCCTCATATGCACCAGAAATAGAATTATATTTTACAAAGGCATTATCATCTTTTTGAAGTCCAATTGCAGTAAATTGTGCAACAACCATGGATCTAAATCCATCAGCTTTAGATCCATCTGCATGTAGACCATTCATACCATAAACTGATCTCAATGAACAGTTAAAGATATATGGAGAAGCAGAAGTTACAGTATCTACAGTAATGTTTAATGTTGGTGATCCAGAAATAATTGTTGGTAAAGGATCTACTGGTGGGTTTGATACCCTATATGTAATTGTTGTTGGATCTTCAACACTTCTAATAACAAAAGAACCATTATACCCAGATGCTGGAATTCCTTCGATTCTTATTGGAGTATCTACATCAAGACCATTAATAGGTTCTAAAATATCTACTGTAATTACATTTGATGTGTTAACACCATCACCAGATTTAATGCTAGTTATACCGATATTTTGTCCCGTTGAACCAACAATACGATATTCATCAATTTTTGACTGAATATCAACATTAGCACTTGGAAATACTGGTGTAATTTCTCTTCCGCTAGAAGGACCATAAACTAGAGCAATTTTTTCATAATATAAATCTAGGTCAGTTTTTGTTGTATTATAATTTAAATCATCATTATCAAATCCTACAGGATTAACACCATCAGCATATTCAAAACAAGTAAGCTTATGGTGAGAATAATTTGGTACTGATAGATTCAATCCATAGTTTTTATATACTACACTATTTGGATCAGCATCAAAGAAAGTAAATTGATTAAAGTAACAAGTTCCTGTTACCCTAAACAAACAAGTTGAATCAACAGAATCATCCTCTGGATCGGGAACAAATTTGGGTCTGATTTTTGTTTTACGAAGATCCAATCCAACAATAGATGTTCCACGAGGAATAATTACTCCACCGTAAACAGAATTCATTTTATAGAGAGAATTATTCTCGCTATTTACATCAAAATTAGTTTCTAAATTAAATCCTTCAAGAGCATTTGAATAAGATCCTCCTCTAGTTAACCAATTATTCCCACTAACAGGAGCATCATGAATGGGTATCCATCCAGGTCTATTATCAATTAAATGCTCACCTGGGTAAACAATAATTGTTGTTCTACTAAACCTATCATTATCTAAACCAACTTGATAAGAAAATCTGGCAGCTTCAATTAATGCCCTTTGAATTGTCTTAAAAGGTCTAACCAAAGAGTTACCTTGATTTTCAATACTATCTGTGGAATCAATACTTGAGGGATCTACGTAAAGAATGTCCCCTCTACTATTCTTTAGAAAATTATCTAAGCGACTAAGACCCATTTTTATACACTAGTTGCTGTTATTATAATTTATTTATTCATAAGAAACTACTGATTATTATTTTCTAACATATATTCTACAGTGTTTGCAATATCATTCATTGCATCTCTTAAATCTGGTCTTTGTCCAGATTCTTGGCGATTTATTGGTCTCTTATCATCACTAAGAGTCCAACGCCACATTTTCATGCCACTACAATACCAGAGTTTAATGTTCATAAGATGGGTTACTCCAATCAGACGTGAAACTTCTCAAATGTTCTATCTTATGTAGTATACTCTCATCATACAAAACAAACTCTTCATTTGCAAAATGCAATTTACAATTATTTTTCAAAGCAAGTTTTAAGAGATACATACGCCTATCATAATCATCAGGTAAAGAGTATATACTAAACATCAAAATATGATCTAAATTTTTTTCTTTTAAAAGATATTCAAGATAAGAGTGATTTCTACCTTCATTATCTCCAGTTTGATGGGGGAATATATACCCCATCCTAGTACAATAATCCTTAACGGTTAACGTCTGAAAATGGAGATCTATATTTTTAGTTTTAAATCCTTCATATTCAGCATAAGTAACTACATTTTCATAGTCCTCTATCTTTATTTTTCTAGATGATATTTTACTATCTCCCAAAATTCTAAAATAAGATCCAGGCCACTTCCTATGAGGTTGACCATTTTTAAGCAAAACCCTAACATCTATACTTATTCTAGTTTTTCCAGTTCTATTAGGAACTCCACCATGAATATTTTCTTGAGTGAATAATAAATATTGACCCTTCTTTATATTTACTGGGTAACTGTTATCAATACAAACATTTTGAAGTCTTTCATAATTCCAATTCTCTTCTGTAGATTTTTTTGTAATTTCTCTACTTTTTTCTATTCCAATTATTTGAAGAGAATTTGAAGAATATGCATCAGTAAATGGAACCCAAATAGTTCTTAATCCAAGACCATTACCAACCCATCTTCCTTGATGATATGGTAAGACAGTTCCTGTTTTATCTTGATCTGGTATTGTTATTCTAATATTACCAAATTTTTGTATAAGAACTTCAGTATTTAATGATGGGAGAATACATTCTTCAACCAATTCATCAAATATTGAATAAAAATTAGTGTCTGCAAGATCTTTACCCACAAGTTTTACAAGTTCACCTATTTTTTTGGGATGAACATCCTCATGTAAAACAGAAAGATCTTTAACAGTTGGGTAGTACTTTTGGATACAACTTATAATATAATGATCTAAGTTGTACTTCTTAATATCATAATCGTATACATTTGCATCAAACATACTTTAATCAAGTTCAGCAAGAAGTTCTTCGTTTTCTAATTCCATCTCAAAAAAACAGGGGTGGCATTCTTCCATTACCAAATATCCAGATGCTCTAAACATATATTCATTATCAAAGATTCTTCCATAATCATTTGCCCATGCCTGAAAGTATGCTATATTATCTTCCTCATCATCAGTCAAATCATCCCATGTAAAAGGAACATTGTTTATAAAATACATCTTCACAACTCTTTTCATTGATTCAACTTCTAACCAACAATAAGATTTTGTGAGTTTGTATTTCATACTACTAAATCCGTTTTTAATATTTAGTTTTGTAGGAGGGCGCTCCCATATAAGAAAGACCTTTAATATTCCCCCCAAGTGCGAGTAGGGAGACTTGAACTCCCACGGGATTACTCCCAACAGATTTTAAGTCTGGTGCGTCTACCGATTCCGCCATACTCGCATTTTGGTAGGACTGGAGGGAATTGAACCCTCTTCACACCGTTATAAGCAGTGGGCCTTAACCAATAGGCGACAGTCCCGTTTGGTAGGAGTAGGGAGACTTGAACTCCCACGGGCGTAATGCCCAACAGATTTTAAGTCTGGTGTGTCTACCGATTCCACCATACTCCCGTGAAGTTGACTTGACTATCATAGGATAGGATCTTACGATTGTCAAGTCATTGTATCATTCCTCGTATGTGGGTGGATGATACTTCAAGTATTCCCAGAAGGTCAACTTCATTTCCTTATGGGTCATTCCACAATGTTTTGCGGCAGCAGGTAAAGTCATTGTGCAGTTGAACAATGACTCATTTGCCTCTTGAACGTTTTGTGGTGTTGTTTTTACCTTTTGTTCAATTAGTGAACTTTTGTCAATTCTTTGATACATCATAGTGGAGCATAGGCAAGGACATCTTCTTCCACTGTAGCACGAACAAATTGTAGGACATTCATGAACTGATCTGTGGTTTCACACACAAGTTCCTGTTCTGTACCTTCATTAGAATAGATGTAAATTGTTTTGCGGGTTGGATCTACTACACATCGTGTCAGGTACTCATCTTGCATTTGGAGTGCTTTGCGTTGAATGCCCTGTCATTGTAGCAGACCTTTGAGTGGTAGTCAACCACCCAGTTTTTCCATGAGTGCCTCGACTTGCTTGGTCAACAAATCTATTTTAGCATTTTGTTCTTCAATTGTCTTCTGTTGCTCTTTAAATGCTTCAATAAAAACACCAGCGAAATTACCATATGCAACAGATTTAATTTCATCACCTTGCCCATTTACTAACTCAGGGAATACTTTTTCAACTTCCTGTGCAATCACACCAATTTGGTGTGGATTATCTTCTAAATCATTTCTATCATATTCAACACCTCTTAAAGATAAAACTTTATCAAGAGCATTGTCAATTTGTTTTACATTATCCTTAAGTCTAGCGTCAGAGTTTGCAGTAACACTACCACCAACATTTAAGTTACCAGTTGATGGATTAATTGTATAATTTACATTGGTAAAGTAAGACTCCGCTGTTCCTGGTGCTGCATTATTACTATTAACAAAGGTAGGATAAAAAGTTGCATTTGTTGTAGTTAGTTGGGTTAATAGTGCATCTGAAGTCTGTGAATTAGATGGAGTAAATGTATTTACAGATACTGCAGTAACTCTTCCCTTTGTATCAACAGTAATTGTTGGAATTTCCGTTGCAGAACCATAATTACCAGCGGCTAATCCTGCAAAAGTGGGAAGACTCACTGCCAAATTAACATCGGCAGTTCCATCAAAAGATACTGGACTTGCTGTAGATACGTCACCACTAACACTGAAGTTCCTAGCAGTTTGTAATTTTGTTGCACTATCAGCATTTCCAGTAATTGGCGCTGATATATTTGTTGCTGTTATATTATCAGCGTAGATATGATTCCATCTTATTGTATTTGTTCCCAAGTCAAACGTAGAATCTGCAGATGGTCTAACTCCAGATTCATTGATCCTCATAATTGAAGTGAGTTGTCCTGCGGTAACTGCAGAAGCACCAGTTTTTAGATAAAAGTCCAAATAAACTGGATTAGACAAATCATCAGTATTACAAACTATTCTTGCAGAGTTTCCAGTCTGACCAGTATTAGTAGGATCTTCAGCTAAACCATCTTTATGATTAAAGGTGATGTTTGCATTACCATATCCATCATTAATTGTAAGGGCAACTCCACGATTATTTCTTCCAGCAACTAAATCACCATAACATATTAAGTCATCTCCACTGGGATTCCATCTGAGACCAGTATCTACTTTTATATCTTGATAATTTCCACCACCACCATCCGTAAAACAAAGATATCTTTCTGTTGTTCCAGTGCTTTCCGTGGTTACCTTTACTTTATCTGCCTGAGCAACAGTAGCAGTACCAAAATTAACACCAACAGCTGTTACTCCAGTAATTCTTCCCTTTGCATCAACAGAAAAAGTAGGAATTTGTGTTGAAGATCCATAACTAGCAGAAGTAACTCCAGTATTTGTTAAACTTCCATTCAATACAACAGGACCAGTACCATCAAAAGATACTGTTGGAGATGTTAAATCATTACCAAGACTAAAGTTCTGAGCATTAGTTAATGCATCAGCAAAAGCAACTGTAGCAGCAGAGAAATTAATATCTAACTCTTGAGCACTTGTAATTCTTCCTTTAGCATCTACGGAAATTTGAGCAACTTTTGATGTTGTTCCATAAGTTGCAGATGTAACACCAGTAGTAACTAAATTACCCTGCAATACAACAGGACCAGTACCATCAAAAGATACTGTTGGAGATGTTAAATCATTACCAAGACTAAAGTTCCTAGCAGTTTCTAATGCTGTTGCTGTATCAGCATTTCCAGTAATTTGTCCACTAAATGTAGTTGCATATACAGTTGCCCACTTAGCACTAGAAGTTCCAAGATCTAAAGCATTATTACTTAGCGGTCTAAAAGCATCATTATTAGAATCTAATCTGACTCCTTGAGTGTATGCTACTGCATCATTAGCATTAGCACCTTGTCCAGCTACTTGAATGTCAACTAAACCACTACTTCCATCAGAGGTTAAAGTAATTTTTGCCGCACCATCATTGGCAAGAACGTATTTATCTCCTCCCGAATTATAATAAGATCCAGATCTAAGTGTTAAATTTCCACCACCATCATTCCAAGAAAGTCTTTTTTGTCCAACATTATCTAACAACAATGCTCCAGATATACCATTTAACCAGATAGCAGCTTCATCCTTTTGTCTGGCATCTGTATTGCTAAGTATTAAAGTATCTTTAGATGGATTATATGTAATCCCACTATCAGTATATAAAGCCTCATAAACGGCAGGACTAGCTGCATTATTACCATCAACAAAAGTTATATTAAAACTAGCATCTGTTGCAATAGATTGTGTTCTTATATTATCTGCATTATTAACAGTAGCAGTGCCAAAATCAATAAGAGTATCAGTTACACCAGTTATTCTTCCTTTTGCATCAACATCAAATACGGGAACTTGTGTAGAAGATCCATAAGTTGCAGATGTAACTCCACTAGTAACTAAATTACCCTGCAACACAACATCACCAGTTCCATTAAAGGATACTATTGGAGATGTTAAGTCATTACCAAGACTAAAACTTCTAGATGTTGTTAACGCATCAGCAAAAGCAACTTGTGCTTGAGTTACATCAAGAAGAGTTTCAGTTACTCCAGTAATTCTTCCCTTTGCATCAACATCAAACACAGGGATTTGTGTTGATGATCCATAGGTATCAGATGTAACTCCAGTGTTGACAAGATTTCCATTCAAAACAACATCGTCAGTACCATTAAATGATACTATAGGAGAAGTTAAATCATTAGCAAGACTAAAGTTTCTCGATGTTGTTAAAGAATCTGCTTTTGCAACTTGAGATTCTGCAAAGTTTACTAAAGTATTTGTTACACTAAGAATTCTTCCTTTTGCATCGACATCAAATACTGGTATTTCAGTTTCTGATCCATAGGTAGCAGACGTAACACCAGTGTTATCTAAAGTTGCAACTAACTGTACATTATCAGTTCCATCAAAAGATACTGATGGAGCATCAACATCACCAATAATACTGAAGTTTCTAGCAACACTCAAAGAATTTGCAGTTGCTACACTTGCGGTTCCAAAATCAATTGCAACATTTATTGCACTAGTAATTCTTCCCTTTGCATCAACAGAAAATTGTGGTATTGCAGTAGATGTACCATATGTATCAGATGTAACGCCAGTAGTAACTAAATTACCATTCAAAACAACATCATCAGTACCATTAAATGATACTATAGGAGAAGTTAAATCATTAGCAAGACTAAAGTTTCTTGATGTTGTTAATGAATCTGCTCTTGCAACTTGAGATTCTCCAAAATTAATATTAGTGTTAACTACATTTGTTATTCTACCTTTTGCATCAACATCGAATACAGGAACAATAGTAGCAGAACCATAACTAGCAGAAGTAACTCCACTATTAACAAGATTAGCATTTAATATGACATTAGCAGTTCCATCAAAAGATACTGTTGGAGATGTTAAATCATTAGCAAGACTAAAATCTCTTGCATTCTTTAATGAATCTGCAGTTGCAACATTTGCTTCACTAAAATCAATAGCAACGTCTACTGCACTAGTAATTCTTCCCTTTGCATCAACAGAAAAAGTAGGAATTTGTGTTGAATTTCCATAACTAGATGATGTAACTCCAGTATTAACCAGATTAGCATTTAATATTACATCATCAGTACCATTAAATCCAACTAATGGGGAAGTAAGATCATTAGCAAGACTAAAGTTTCTTGATGTTGTTAAAGAATCTGCTCTGGATACTTCTGTAGTAGATACATCTGTTATTCTACCTTTTGCATCAACCGTAATTATTGGTATAGTTATTGGATTACCATAAGTTGCAGATGTAACCCCAGTATTAACTAGATTAGCATTTAATATGACATTAGCAGTTCCATCAAAAGATACTGTTGGAGATGTTAAATCATTAGCAAGACTAAAATCTCTTGCAGTCTCTAATTTAGTTGCAGAATCAGCATTTCCAACAAGATCACCATCTAAAGTTTCTGCCCAAACAGTATTCCATTTAAGCGCCGAAGTTCCTAAAGTATAAGTTCCAGTAATGGATGGTGTTACAGTGCCAGCAATAGTTATTATTGAAGATGCATCAATTACTGTTGTTCCAATTCCAACCTTACCATCAGTTCTATTGACTATTAAATATGGATCATTACTTAAATCAGAATCACCATCAATTGCCCACCAATCAGCAAAATTAACAAGTCCTGCCCACATAGATCCAGAACTGTTTTTATATTCAATTGCCGATACACCAGTATTTTTTCTTTCTAAGACTAATGGAATACTATCTGGAGAAATAATATTCACTACTCCAGAAGATGGATTAAATGTTATACCACCATTAGATGCTCCATTTGCGGTATATAAATTTTCATACTGAGCTGGACTATTATCACTATCAACAAATGTAATATAATGTGTGGCATTATCAGATCTTCTTTGCGTTCTTATTTGATTTGCAGTTCCTGCTGCAAGTTGATCCTGATCCGTCCAGTTTGTGCCAGTTATTGTCGATAATAAAACTTGCCCATTACCACCAGAATCAAAACTAGAATCAATAAAAGCACCACGAATAGATATGTCACCTTCAAAAGTAGCATTACCAGTTATTCTTGAGGTTCCACCAACAAAAAATCTATCAGTAGGATCTATGCTATTAATTCCAACATTACCATCTCCACGTAAAGTTAATACTCTACTTGCCTGATTTGTAGTTCCATTATGAACATCAAATCCCATATAATTACCACCTGGAGCGGAATCATTATATGTTCTGATATAAAAAGGTCTTGATGTCGTATCCTGTCTATCAAATCTTATTGAACCTTCATCCTGGAAGGTTGTCATAATATCGAATCTTGGTTCTCCAGATACATGTAATTTTGCTGCAGGTTCTGACTTACCTATACCAAAATTTCCAGTGCTAGGTTGATATGCCAGAAAAGCATTAGTATATAACTGCTCAAAATCTGGTGTATTATTATTAGAATCTAAAAAGCTAGGATAAAAATAAGCAGCATTTGATGTAGATTGACTTAATACCCTATTTGCCTGTGCTACGGTTGCATTTGCAAAATCAATACCAACGTTTACTGCTGTAATAATTCTTCCCTTACTATCAACAGTAATTTGTGGTACATTGGTAGAAGAACCATAAGTATTTGGAGTAACTCCAGTATTATTTAAAGTAAGTGCTAATCCAACATTAGCAGTACCATCAAATAATACTGAAGAAGCAACAGCATCACCACTAATGCTAAATTCTCTTGCAGTTTCTAATTGAGTTGCAGTATTTGAATTTCCAGTAAAAGAAATTCCATAAACAGTTGCCCACTGAGATCCAGTTGCTCCAATATCTCTAGATGCATCACCAGTAGGAATTAAATTTGTATCAATTTTTGACAGTATATTTACGGTATCATTTATATCATCACCAATAAGTACATTTCCTCTAAAAGTTGTTACACCAGTGATTATTGCATTTGGTAAAAATATTGTTTGTGATCCTGGGTTATAGTATAGGTCATTATTAGTATAATATGATTCATATGGATTTAGTGCAGTAGTAGGATTATTACTATCAACAAAAGTCAAAAACCTATTAACGTTAGTAATATCTGTTACTGTTTTTAGTGTATCAGCTTTTAAAGATACTCCATCAATAGTATTTGCATAGACTACATCCCACTTTAAAAGAGCATTACCAAGATCAAATTGACCTGGAGATTTGGGAATTATATCACTATTAATTTTGGAATTAAACTCTACTATTTTATTATTATCTGTACCAAAACCAACATCCCCATAAAATGTCGCATTTGTTGCATGGATTGTATTCCACCTAATACTATCCTTTCCCAGATCGTAATTATTATCAAGAGATGGTACTAATGCACCTTGAATACTAGTAATTCCAGATAAAGTGACAATACCATTAATATCTAAAGTGTTTGTATCTACATCAGTAAATAAAGCATTAACACCATAAACATTATTCCAAGTATTAATACTAGAACCCAAATCATATGTGGATGCTACTGAAGGTATAAAATTACTTTGTATATTAGACCTAAATTCTACATTATTATTAAATGTTGTAATACCAGATACAAAAATATTCCCTTCTAGTAAAGCGTCTCCTCTAAGATCAAAGGTTTGTCTTGGAGTAGATGTTCCTATACCAACCCTATCACTTGTTGGAATATAATAAAACGTATCAGCACTAACTACAACTCCAGTGTCACTCTTGTATTGTACACCATATACTGGTCCAACACTAAAGAAGTTTAGTTCTGTATTTGGTAGCCATTCAACTCCACCTGTAGAATTTGATACTAAAAGACTAGGTTCTGCTCTTCCATCATCATTATTATAGTCAAATAATGCTCCAGTAAGTCTCATGTCTCCATTAACATGGAGATTCCTTTCTGGATTTGTTGTTGCTATGCCAACTCTAGAATTTTCTAAAGCAGTTATTACAGTACCACCAACGCCAACATGAAATTCTGCTTCTACAGTTAAAAGAGGATCTAATGGATCAAAAGTAAATCTAGAAGAAGTTGCAAAATCACCATTATTTTTAAATAAAACTTCAGTATCATTACCTGGGGGAGATACTGTAATTGTAGATATATTACTAAAATTCTCTGCTGTTGCTACAATAGAATTTCCTTTAAAATTTAATCTAGTAATACTATTACCAGTACCTACAATAAAATCTTCATCAAATATACTCAAACCAATTGAGTTAAATCCGATGGGAGGAACTTGCCAATATCTATCATAGATATCCCCATCATCAAAAGTAACCAATTGATAATAATTTGGTTTTAATGGCAAAGTTTTTTCTGTAGGAAACCCAAGATTTGGTTCCGCTTCTTCAATTCTTAACTGTCTATATCTACCAGTACTAAGACCAGAGAATCTGGCGATTCTTTGTCTTCCAGATATATGCTTTGCCATAATTATACGATACTATTTTCTAGGATGCTACAAATAAATTCTAATTCTACAGGAGAAACTTTTCCTCCCTGAACATATGTATGGGTAATGCCTGCGCCAACACCAGTATTAGTTATAAAAATATTTGCTGCATCTATTTGCTCAACAGTAAAAGTGCTTTGTGGTGCTGGGAATATAGTTGTAGTTATTCCAGAGGAGTATCCAGCACAAGTAAATTCCAATCCACTCATCGTAATTTCATCACCAGCAACAAAATTATGATTTTGCAAAGTCGTAACGGTTGCAATTCCACTAATATGATCATAAACACAATTTGTTACTGTGACTACTCCAGGATTAGAATCACTCTTAACAACAAGAGAATCAGAATATAATGCCGTTCTCTCCAGAATCAATCTACCATCAAGAACAACTAAAGAATCATTGGGAAATACTTCTGCTTCTTTAATAATTCTAACGTCCCTAATATTACCAAATCTAGATTTTCTCCTTTGTATGACAGTAACTTTTGGATATGCAACATCTTTTGCAACGTTTGAGACCTGAGCATACAAAACAATAGAAGCAACTCCAGTTGGAGTACTATAAACTACTTGTTCTCCAGGAGCAACTGGAACAGATACGTTAAGAAACTTATTAAGTGGTGCTACTGCCATATTATTATCTTGCGGAACTGCTTAATGCTAGGATTAATGGTGTTAATTCTGCCTGAATTGCTTTACTGAATGACCTTCCACGAATGGTAGATGTTGGTTGATTAATTTGGAATCCTTCACCAATATCAAAATTACCTTTTTGGTCTGTACTAGTAAAAGGAATTTGTGCTCCAGCAAGAGCAACTATCTCATTCTCCTTGATAGGAACAGCTCCTTGAAGAGGAGTCACTGTATTTATACTAGTACCAGCACCAACATATTCAAATGAATGAGAACTGGTCAAAATTCTAGAAATTCTTTTTATATCAACATCAACTCCAGCATCAATCAAATATGGAACAAATTCGTTAAAAGTTACAGTAGTAGTTCCAGATCCATCTGGTTCTGTTGCTTCAGACACTGTATAATATATTGGTTCCATATTAACTTTTATAATAGAAGGATCAATAATGGTCCCATTTATCTGAACTCTCATACTTTCAACTTGAGTTGGAAGATAATTTCTACCACTATTAACAATATCAATAGCAACTAGTCTTCCACTGATTGGATCTACAGTCGGACTAACTTCCGCAGTAATTCCTTCTGGTCCTAAAGGACTTGTACCTCCAGTATTTGCATCTACAATAAGTACACTTGGTGGAGCAGTAACACTAAACTGATTTATACTGCCAAATGCACCAGAAGGAATAGTCACACTACTAACAAGTTGTAATGGTGCTGTCAATATACCAGCAACTGTATTAATTTTAAAGAATAATGCTTGACCATCATAAGGTCTCTTATATTGACCAAAAGTATCTATGGTGTTTGTAAGAATAACCGTATCAGTTTGATCTGTAGTTGCTTGACTTACAGTTGCAGTAAATTCTGTTCTTCCAAGTCCAACAGCATATAAACCAAAATTACCAAAAGAAGTATTTGAGTTTGTTAAATCACAAGAACCTCCAGTATCACAATATATTCCGATATTAGAATTAATTGTAAAAATTGAAACTAATTGTGCGTATCCATTATTGGTAATAGAAACTCCAATTCCAGCTTCGTTATATTGTGTAAACGAATCACAGACCATGGATTTTAAGTCTGCTCCCGAACCTGGAATAGTTGCACTTGCATGATCACCATTTATTTTCATACCAATACTTTTTGGCATAAAATTAGTACAATTTCTTATGTATGGACTTCTCCATCTACCACTTTCACCCTCAAATGTGGGTCCAAGACCAATAAATCCACTATTTGCTTGCTCAGTAACTGAAGTTGGAGGAAAAGCTACAGCAGCTCCTCCTTGATTATCAACAAATCCACCAAAACCGTCTGATTCACAAGTAAAAGACAAATTCTCAACTAGACATCCTCTTCTTACATGGAAAAAATCTAGTCCTTTATTATCTGGAATTAAATTCACCAATCTAAGATCTTGTCCAGTAACTGACACATCACTACGAAGACCAATTGGATTGTTTTCAGTGTAAGTTCCAGACCTTATGAATATAGTATCTCCAGGTTGTGCTATTTCTGCTGCTGCACCTATAGTTCTTTTAGCATCACCTTCCAATAATCCAGTATTGGCATCATCACCATCCATAGTGACCCAGATAGTGTTTTCTGTCTCTACACCTGCAGGTCTCCATGATACGCCAGTTCCTACAGAAGACAATCTATAATCTTTATTAGTTGGTCCAACACTATCATTTATATCTTGTAGTGTTGACCTAACTTCAATTCTTTCATTAAAAGTAGATATTCCACCAACACTTAATCCACTATTAATCCCAACTTCATTATCAAAATCGGCTCTACCAATAACTCTAAGTGGTCCTATAGTGGATATTCCACTCACTGTAAAGTTACTACTTATACCAACTTCAGCATAAAAAGTCGATATACCAGAAACAGTAAAATTACTAGCAAGTGTAGCTATACCAAGAACTTCAAGATCCTTTTCTATTATCAGATCATCCTTAAATGTTGATAATCCAATAACCTCTGCACCTTCACTAATACGAACATTGCCAATAACATCTAATGAAGTTTGGGGAAATTGGGTATTAATTCCAACATTACTATCTCTATAGATATTATTTCCACTTAATGCCCATCTATCAGATATTGTAATAGTAGCAACTCTACTTGTTTCAGATACTGCTGCAGATACTAAGTTATTTTGATCATTACCATCATAAAAATCAAGTCTATTTGCCAGTCCTTGCTCTACTCCCTCATCATAAATGTCGATTGCAAGGATAGGAGTAGATGCAGATCCAACATTTCCCCAATATACACCGTTGGCATCAGCAATGAGTACGTCACCAGGATTACCAACACTACCAAACTGGTCAGTCAAATATGCATCAACAAAGAGATTATCTATTGCCTTCAAATTATCTGCCTGAAGATCTATCAAAACTTCTGGTACAGAATAGGCAACATCAAAATTTGTATCCGCTACTGATACAAATTCTAATTCATTAGATACAGAATATTTTTTAGTATACTGGAATGTATGTGGCATTTAGATTCTCCTTAAGATCTTATATCATAATTCCAACCAACCACAGAATATTGACTATCGTCTCCAGGATAATCTGCAGGAGACTCACCTTCATATTCAACAATTAATTTTTCACCATCTTTTCTTTCACCTTGAACTAAGTAACTACAGTTAATAGTGCTTCCAGCATTGTTGGATACTTTAATTTTTGTTCCCCACTCCACAACTTCATAAAAAAGTTCTTGATAGTGTCCTATAGAAGTTAGTTGCACAGTTATTGATTCTGGATCAACCAGACCACTCCAATATTCTGGAAGAGTAATATAAGATTCTCCTTTTATTTTACCTCTAACATAAACACCATTTTCTGGACCCTCTAAGCAAGTATGTCTAAGTCTCCAACCTTTTTTAGTTGGGTGCGGGATATCAAAATTTTTCTTAGCGGATAATCTATGGGCTCCACCACCAGAATATACTTCAGAAGCCAAGACCCTACCTAAAGCAGTTACATTTTCCTGAACCTGAAGATCACCAACTTTCATATAATAATACTTATACTGATCACACTTTACAAATGGGATATCTGCTGGGAGAGGATCAGAATCCTGATTTTCAAACTTAACTACCCAATCATAAAAAGTGTTATTTACCCCAGATACTGGTTTTTCCGCGCAATCAATTTTACCGTTACTTTTCGGTTGTAATGAGTATGCCATAATTTTAATTTCTTAAGTCGTAATTCCATCCAACAATAGATCTTTGATTATTATCTCCAGGATAATCTTCAATATCTCCCTCATATTCAACTATAAGTTTTTCAGTATCAATCCTTTCGGCATAAACATGATAATAACAATTTATGTCTAAACCTTCTTTTTCACTCAAATAAATTATATTATTTTCTATTTTGGTAACAATTATATTTTGATGATACTTTTTGGGAGTGATGTTAACTGTAATACTATCTTCATCAACTAATTTTGTCCAATATTCTGGAAGATGTATTTGATTATTATTTATTAGAGATCCTCTATGGTACACTGCAGCTTCTGGTCCTTCGACACAAGCATGTGTTAATCTCCACCCTTCTTTTGTTGGGTGAGCAATATCAAAATCTTTCTTAATTGATAAAATATGTGGTCTTCCCAATACTCTGGCAACAACTTCTCCCTGAGCAATCAAATTAGATCCAACTTCTACCTGCCGATTAACTGTAAGATTATTAAATATACATGCATCACCATCTACAGCAAGAGAATATGGACTATGATTGAATCCAGCAATTGCACCAGGAATAAATGGTGGTTGAATAACGTCACTATTTTTTAATTTTGCAATAGCAACATTTGCCACCGTAAATGGTGGTGGTGCTCCAAAAACAGCAGGACCTTCTAGATAAGCTCCACCTCTAACTTGAGTTGGTCCCTTACCCAAAGTAAGAGTTGGATCTCCAATACCAACATATAATGTTTTTTTAACTTCCAAATCAGGTACTTTCATTAAAGTAGTCCTCCAGTTTTTTGCTGTCCCTCAAATAAAGATACACCTTTAGATGGTTTTAATGTTGTGCAAGAATCTGCACAATCGATTAATCCACCAAAAAAATTCAATGTTCCATTACCAACAATTTCACATACACCAGACGATATAAATTTAGCAACAGAATCACCATTAACTTCTATATTTTTTGATCTAATATTAATTTTTTCATTAGATTCAATATTAATATATCCAGTTTTATTATTGGATCCAGTAGCAATTAAATCAATATCTCTTGCTTCTATTCTAACTCTTCCAAGAGGTGCCTGTAAGATAATATCACCATCTGAGGCTCTCAAAACAAATGATGTATTATTTACTGGACTTTCTCCACAATGTATTTGATATACTCCAGGACAACGATTTATAGTTCCACCATTCATTATACCACTAGACATGAACATTGAATAATGCTCTGATGGTTTTCCTGGATCACCATTTCTTAGTAACATCCCCGCAAGGGTATTATTTGGATTTATGTGACCAAATTTTATATGACCAAAATCGTTACCCAGTTCTACTGGATTATGTACTCTAGGTTTTGCCATTAATTAAACTTCCCCACACAATCTACAACCGTAATTAAACCTTCTTTTTCATCATCAGTCAATTCTCTTTGATCAGATCCCAATCCATCACTGTCACCATCACCAACACTACTTACACAGAATATTGGATATAGTTTAGCATTATATCCTGTTTCTGACTGGATATAAATTATTGGAGTTTCAGTAAATCCACTACCAGAATTCACAATTTTTAATCTATCTACTACACCAAATGGTCCATATTCAACTTCAATCTCAGCTCCAAAATTTGGTTCTATAACTACTTTATCTCCAGGAGAATAATTAATACCTCTATTTTTTATATAAACATCACAAAGATATAATTTTGTTGGATAACTACCAACATTTATGGTTGGGAAAGAATTAAAGTCTGTTGATCCATTAACACCAGTTCCAGGAATAGATGTAATCCCCTTTATTGCAGCAACTTCTTCATCATATGTCAAATTGTCTGGAAGATCATTATAACCTTGACCAGTTCCTGATGCTACATTATTTCCAGGTCCAATTAAATTCTCAGATCCAGATCCATTTAAAACTAACTTATCTTCTGGAGTAATAATTAAATCACCATCTCTTTCGGGCAAAGCAGCTCCTGGTAAATATTGTTCCCATCTACCATCTTCAGTTTTAATTATAGTATTATCTTTAGGTGCCCAAACCCTTCCATCTCCACCAACATCACCATTTGGAGAAGCTAAGTATCCACTTCCAGAATCTTCGATAACAACAGCAATAACAGTATAAGTTTCTTCTCCAGTATAGTTTATACCACCAATAGAATCTCCACTTACTCCAGAAGTACTAATAACATTATCTGCGATATTATTATTAGATAAATTGGTAGTTGTTGTTATACCAGAATCACCAGCACCAGTACCACCACCAGAACCAGTACCAGCACCACCACCAGTACCAGCACCACCACCAGCACCAGTACCACCAGTGCCACCTCTAGGTTCTTTTCTCATAATTGCTATGGCATTTGCACCAGAACCCTTACCACAAGAATCTTCAATAGTAACAAAAGGTGCTTTAGTATAACCAGTTCCTCCAGCAATAAGATCTACACCCAACAAATCTCCAGAAGCACTAATAATAGCATTACCTTTTGCTCCACTTCCACCACCACCCCAGAAAGTAACTGTTGGTGGTCCACAGAATATAGGTCCAATATTACAAGAATTTGCAGAATTAACGGCAGTATTAATTAAATTGGAAAAATCAACAGCTGCTGATGCAGTATCGATCAAATCCCTACCATCATCAATAACACCTTTTGCTTGGTTTGCAACTTGCTTTGCACCATTTAATATACTATCAAGGTCAAATGACAGTTTTGGTTTTGCACCATCAAAAATACTCCATTCAGTTGTCTCTGGACATTCTTGATCTTCTTCACAAGCAAAAAATCCAGCAATAGCCTTAATTAGATTAAGAATGCTGTCGGCAAGACTAAAAGCACCACCAATCAAACTAGATACTGAAGAAATTGCTTTATCTATGGTTTTAGACACTGCACCTAAAGTATTTCCAATTAAACTAGCAACAAAATTTTGAACAGCACAAGCAGGTACGTTGATATACCTATCAAGCATTTTTCCAAGAAAATTTCCAATCAAATACTTTAAATTACCTGTTATTTTATTAAACAAACAAGTAATAAGCTCCATTAGAGCATCATGCCCCAATTTAGCCTTATCTCTATCTGGTGGATTTATTAACTCATAGACTTTTTTTACCTTCTTATTAATCTGTTCTTCAGTAGCTTTTCTAATTTCTTTAAAAACAGATTTCAATCCCTTACTAATAAATTCAGTTGCTTTTTGTACCTTTAATCTAATCCACTCTTGTTTTTGACTAACCCACCCCTGAGCTGCATTTTCCCAAAGTTGCATTTGGTTCTGTGCTTTCTCAATATTTTGAATTAAAGCCCGCATGGACTTTGTAATTGAACCTAAAGGAATTTTTTCACAATCAGTTGGAGATGCAATACCAAAAGCTGGTTCATCCATCATCCATTTATCGGATAATCCCCAAATATTTGGATTTAGTATAGATTCTCTAGGTTGTCCTTGAGATAAAGGCATATCACGACCAGAAACTGTATCTTCTGGTCTGTATCCACTATAGGATGCAAAACCATCAGAGATTGGTTGTTCTTTTGGAAGTGGAGTATCCTCATTGTTTGCAAGGGTTCCCAAAATTATTGGTCCACTTTTAGTTAAAGGATTTTCCCATATTCCATAAACCCTAGTTCCTTGAGTAACACCTATCGCTAATCCAGTTCCCTTATGACCACTACCAACAGATCCCATTCTCACTTCTGCCCAAGGAAGTTTATCATCAGAGAGTATTTTTTTACTAGGTGGGTGTACTCCTTGAATTCTAACCTTAACTCTCTTTCCCCAATTTTCTAATTGTTGAACTGAAGATAAACCTTCTTCCTGAGAATTTGTTGACCAAAAATTTCTTGGCGCAACAATTCCCTCCCACCACCAAAAAGTGTTTTCTAAAATATTAAATGGTTGTGACAGTTCTGATCCGTATAATTCCATTAGATTAATCAGTCTTCATAAATTTTGCATTCTGAAGCATCTGGATTTTCATCACAATACATTTCAAATGCTGTTGGATCATGATGATCTTCTGGATGATTTTTATGATAAGTCTCTAAATGCTTTAACTCATCTGCAGTATGACGACGCATTTGCGGAGACAATGTTGGGTCTTGAAGCAATTCTTTATCCTTTTCAATATGATCTTCAATTGATCTTTCCATTTAACTTCCTCCTTTACTTGGATTTCTTCCAAATGAATCTCTAATTAGATTCATTTTAGTTAGACTACTACCTGGGGTAATATGGTGACATATATCACATATCATATATATTCCACTTAATTCCCTATCAGTTTCAATATTCCTTTTTGATGATTGTTCTGGAAAATCACAATAAACCAGTTGTCCAGATCTTAAAGAAAAATCTCCAGGTATTGTAACGTCAACAGATAATGAGAATATCTTATTATAACTCATTGCAGACTGAACAATAACATCTTTTGAATTTAGATTTTCCTTTTTTCTATTTTTCAATTGTTCAGTTTTATTGCCAGATGGAACTTGTCCAACATCCATTCTATGATAATATCTTCTAGATAATGAACCATAAAAAGAAAAATCTGGAGATATTTTTGAAAATTCTAATCCACCTTTAGTCTCTTGGTCTTCATTTTCAACATTTTTACTCACAGGATTGAATTTGTGTGTATATGGATTAAAAGTCTCCAATCTACCACCATAAGCACCAGATTTCAAATTTTCTTGTACATCTATTGTCTTTTTAGACTTATATGATATTATTTTTGCATCATATTCTTTTGGTAATAAAGTAGTAGAATTATATATAAAAGATTTTACAACTGGACTTTTAAACAATGCATCTATAGATCTAAAATTAAAACCATTATAATTTTCAAATATAAAATATCCTGCGGTAGATTCACCTCCTTGAGGAACTCCTTTTGTTCCAATTTCACTTATTAGAGTGAAAGGTTTTTTTCCAGAACCATAAAAATTCAAAGTATTAGAAGTTGGGTCTGATATAATATCTTTTTCAGTGTTTAATATATCGGAAAGTATAGATCTAACTGAAGTAGATATCTCACCATCAAATCTTTGATAAACTTCGGATTTTAAAAATTCATTAGCAAGATATTCTTTAGATACCAAATCAATAGTAAATATTGTCTTCTCAGAGTGACTAATAATATTTCTTATTTTATTAATATATAATGCATTATTTCCACTAAAATCCAGTTTGTTATCAAAATTATCAGTAAAACTTAAATCAACCTTCTCAAATCCAGATAATTTTAATTTATATAAAACTGCCTCACTGTTTGTAGATTCCGTACTATTTCCAGTATCTACTATAACTATAGAAAATCTAACAGTTGTATCTAAAACACTCTCAAAATAAGAAAAATCAACTATTCCAGGAGATACGTCTTGAGATCCACTACCTCTGTTTGAATAAATTAAACATTTTGTTATATTAGATGATTCTGCAGTTTGATTTGGAGTATTTACTGCCATTATAATTTACCTTTATAATTAGTATTTAACAAATTATCCAATAGTGACATACTTTGTTTTTTCAACAACCGCTATAGTAGTTGTTGATGGTTGTTCATAGGATGCATTGGAACTAACTTTATCTGCTGTTGATTTTTTATCTGCTGTTTCTATATTTGCTTTGTTATCTTTTTTAAGTGGGTGAGTATTTACCCAATTTCCAGGATCAATTTCAGATCCTTGTGGTCCAATCTCCCAATGGACGTGAGGACCTTCACTTTTTCCTGTACTACCTACTCTACCAAGAGAATCTCCCTGTTTAAATTCCTGCCCAACTTTTAATGGGGATGGTCCAACCATGTGTCCATAAAAATGAGTCTGTCCATACACAGAATCTTTCCACTCAATATAATAACCATATGAACGATCGTATGCAGCCCTAGTAACTTTTCCTGGTAAATAAGCATATAAAGGTGTTCCTGAAGGTGCAGCAATATCATATCCTCTATGATTGCTCCTAGTGCTTCTTCTATAACCCTTTCCAGATATTAAACTTGCATTGGCTCCCTTTCCAAAAGGACTATATGAAACTGTCAATGGAGCATTTTCTCTTCCACCATATGCTACAGTTCCACTAGTTCCAGATATTCTAGCAAATTTATCACTTCCAGACAGTGGTGCAGCAGAAGGAAGTGTCGATCCTGGTCTTCTTCTTCCACTAGTTCCTCTAGTTGCCCTATCAAATCTCACCCCCGTCAATCTTTCAAAAAATGAAGTAAATGCATCAGAGATTCCATATTCTTTTTTTCCAAAAACTTTTACATCCATAAAAGCATTGTTTATTTCATCATTAAACTTACTCTTTAATGATTTAAATATTATCTTCTTTCTTTCCGTTTCAATACTCTCTACAGATCCACCAGATGAAAGTTTTTGTGTAGTATTGAGAGGATCTCTATAAAAATCTATAATTGATGCAAAAGATTCCGATAAATCAGAGATTGATCTATCAGATGGTTTTTGTCCCAGAGACAAATCTAAACCAATAGACGCAATTTTGGATAGGAAGGTATTGTCTTTTTTCTTTAACCTTTTTGATGCTTTAGATATTCCAGTTATTAAAGAATAATTGTCATCATAAAGTTCATTTAAATTGTTTCTACCAATACTCTTTCCTGGAATAGTATCATCTGGTTTAAAATCTTTTATTGTTTTCTTAGTCTTAGTCTTATTATCTTTGACTTTTTTATTTGTACTTCCTCCACCAGACTTTGATTGAACTTCTTTAGAATCAGATCCAACAAGGACATTATAAAGACTTACGCCTATCTGATCACCAATCAATCCACCAAGCAATGAACCAATAGCTACTCCAGCAGAACCAGCAATTATATTGCCAATAAAAGGAACAACACTACCAGCAACACCACCTATAGTACCTCCTATCCAGGCACCAAGTGCTTGTCCAGCAGCAGCTCCAACTGCACCTGCAGCTGCTTTACCAAGTGGTTCCTTAAATATAAGAGTTCTTATACCAAAATCAATAAGTGGACCAACAATTGGAATCTTGCCAGCGATTTTACCAGCAGTCTTTCCAGCAACTTTAGTAACTCCTTTTTGAACAGCTTTTTGAACACCGCTCTGAGGTACTCTTCCAGGTGCTCCTCCAGTTGGTGTTGGTGCTCCTCCAGTTGGTGTTGGTGTTCTGGACGGTCTGTTTAATCTATCTAAATTCCTTCCACCAAATCTTTCCCTAAATGCCCTATCACCATATCTTTGCCTATATCTTTGCTGAGTTCTAGTGTTTACTCTCCTACCACTTCTATCAAAACCCTTCCTTTCTGGTCCGTTAAATCTTCTATTGAGAGGATTACTTCCCCCAGAAGAGACCATCATTGCAATTATAGCAATGTTAGCAAATTTTGTAAAAGCACTTAAAAAGTTATTTAATTTTTTCTGAGCATCTTCACCAAAAACATTTTTAACTGTGTTTGATATTGTATCAATAGTATTATAAGCAAATTCTATTCCTGTTGCTACTTTATCAAGAATTCCAGCAGCAAAATCAAATATAAATTGACCTACTGGTTTCAAAAACTTAATTATTCCAAGTAATTTTGGTAATAATTTTACCAACCTAAGAACCAAAAATCCAGCTAATATAGAACCCAAAAATTGTTTTGCTCTATCAATTAAACTCAAACCAGGAATAAACTTTCTAAATTTATCAAATTTATTAACTTTTTTTCTACTTTCCTTTTTGTCTTCTCTAGTATTCCTTCGCGTTCTTTCAAGATCTCTTCTAGACAACTCCAATTGTCTTACATTTATTTTTATACTTTTTTTAAGTACATCTTCAATTTTTACTACATTTTCCTTTATGTTGGATATATCTTCAGCAACTTTAAAAAAACCAGAAGAATAAAAAGTATTAGATCCACTAGAAGCAGAAGGATCTTTAGATGGATTTAATAATTTTTTGGGATCTATAACTGCCATTACCTTACACCATAAATTCCATAGGTTTGTATAAGCATGGATCTAGTATTACTTGGATATACTGCAGGGAAACTTGTATCAAGATCTCTCTTACCAACACTCTTTTGTGATCTTAATTTTTGAATTTCTTCATTTGCAATATGTACCACATTTACTTTGGGTTTTGGTGGGGGAGGAATGGTTTGAGTTGCCACACTCTTTTCTTTACTGATAGTTGCTGGTAAAACTTTATTAGCAGTTTGATTTATGGTAGAAGAAGTAAATTGATTTTTATTTTGAAGTGATACTTTACCAGAATCAATTCTATTTGATTCTGTACTTTGCACTATATTTTGATTTTGTTCTTGTTTGCTATTGTCAACAGAAACCATTTTTGTAAATGGTTGTATGTACTTATCTGCAGATAAAGATTTCTCAATCCCTCCAAGAGATTCTTTACCAGATAATGTCGTAGTATCTTGATTATTGATATTATTGATTACTGATGTTGATTTATTTAAAGCACTTTTATAATCCGAACTTACAAATTTATTAGTATCTATCCTATTATTCACTTCTCTATTATTGATATTGGTAGATAAATTATTAAAGATATCCCCACCAATAAAATTACTATTCCTAATATTTTTTACATTTGATACTTGATCCGATTCAAAAGTATTATTTACATCTGCATTAAAATTATCAACTTTTTTATTAGTAGTTAAATTTAGATCAGACAAATATGAAGGATTATTTGAAGATATGTTTTGAATATTATTCACAAAATATTTTGAAATATTATTATTTTGTGAATCAAATCCCATTTGAGTTGGTCTAATTTTACTAATATTGGAAATATTATTATTTACATTTTCAATTATACTTCTATTATTTGTAGAAGGACCTATCATTCCTCCACCAGAAGCTAGTTGTATTCCACTTGCGATTTTAGGAGCATTTGTTCCGCCACCAGATTTATTTAAAGATAAGAAGAAATCAGAACCATACTTATTAACAGCAGAATTTGATATTACAATCTCTCCTGGTTCCAGTGCAGTAAGTTGGGTATCTTTTCCTGCACCCTTTATCCTTACACCAGTTTGATTAGTAACTTTCCCGCCAGGGAATTTCGAAATTGTTTCTTGTGGTGATTTTGGTATCTCTCCACCACCAGAATATTTTTTAGTCTCTCCCGTCTCCAATCTATAAATCTGCTCATCAATTTCTGATCCAACTCCTTGCATTTTTTGCATTGGATTCAGATTTTCTTTCTGTTTTTTTAATGCTTCTATTTTTTCTTCTTTAGTGCCAGGAGCAGATTCTGTTTTTCTCTCTTCGGAATCAACAGTACCTGGGAACAACATTGGTATAGTTGCTCCTGCTGTAAATAATCCAACCGCTGCTGCTGCTTTTGGATTCTTCTTAATCAAATTCATAGCAGCAGGTATTCCCTTCCGCAATATTGTGAAGGTTAGTTTAACCAAAGTTCCAATAACAGTTCTTACAAGTTTTCCTATTGTAGTTCCAAATAACAAATATCCTGCAATTAAAGCAGGTCCCCAATCTTTTAAAAATCTAAGAATAGCATCAACTTTTCCCTTATTTTTAGGGTCACTCATCCATCTGAATAATTTTAATACAATTCTTCCAAGAATTACTGTAGTTATAAACTTCAGCAATTTCTCAAATATATTTTTTACTGGTCCAAGAACCTTATTAGCTAATTTTAATGCTCCCTTACCAATAGACTCTAATCTAGATTCATTTTTCTGCCTTTTACCCCTCTCTGAAGATTTGCGAACATTATCTATCTGTTTTTTAAATAAATCACTCTGTTTTTGCATCAATTCAAGTATGTTAGCAACAGAATCTCTGATTGCTGCAATATCTTCTGCAAATTTAGAAAAACCAGTTTGGTTTTGATTTTGCTGCTCTAAATCTGGAGTTTTTACAGATTCTGGATTTATAATTGCACTTGATGCAAGTGTTATAGGACTTCCAAATTGATCCCTATATTTTTTATTGATTTTAAATCTACCAACAAGTCCTTTAACTCTAACATATTCATCCCTCAATAACATCTGCTCTTCTCTAGGAAGAGAATCAGTCCCCATATTAACTCTAACCAGATACTCCTTTAAAAGAGTTCTGTAAGTTGCATAGTCAATATCAAAGGTATCTTCTAGTCCAAGAATTCTCAAAATTCTTTCATCAATTTCCTCATTAACTAAATCTTCCTCACGAACACCATCATACATCCTGTCTTCTCCTTCATCTGGAGATTTATTTACAGGAACGATTGTAGAAGAATCTATCTTTTCTGTAGATTCAGTTGGTTCTTCTGGCAGTTCTATTTTATCATTATCATTTACATAATATTCCCAAAGATAAATTATGTACTTATTATATGACTCATACTCTTCTGGAGAAGATGGTCTTGAAAATTTTGGAGAAGGATAATCTTTTTCAGACTTATCCCAAGAAGACATGAATATATCAACTACTCTATCAGCATCTATATTGAATGTATTTTCAAGTAAGTATTTTGAATATTCAAGTTTAGATAATATTATAGCTCTCCACATTCCCATACGCCTACTAATGGTGGCGTATGGTATATACTCTTCAATATAGTCTGGTTTAAGATCCATTCTGCTGCTGCTTTAATTTTTCTTCTTCAAGATGAGCCGCTAATAGAGCAACATAAACATCTCTCTCCCATGGAATCAGATTTTCAATTTCAGTTAATGAGTATTTATGGTATTGTAAGAGAGCAAAATTTAATTTATAATAATTCTCCAAATCCATGTGAGCGAGAGCTATGCGAAAAAATCAGATAGACCCTCCAATACTACTTTGCTTTTAACGCTTGTATTTGGATTAGTAATTTCAATCTCGTGAGTTAGTTTTGGCATTGTCTCAAAAAATAACTCAATTTTTTTAAACTGTTCAGAATTCATTTGTTCCAAAAAAGAAATAAGTTCTTTTTTAGTTGTATCTGATGCAGCCCAACTTTCTTCTTCTGTGTAAATTTGATCTATACACGAAGCAATCAAATCAAAAGATTGCTCGATACTATTTTTTGCATTAAAATCAAAATTATTTTTAATGAATTGATCCAGTGAAGGATACTTCATCTCCATTGCAATGGTATCATCTATTTTAATTTGATTTGTGTGTTCATCCAATTTTTTCACTGAAATATCGTCAATATTGATTTTAACTGGTACTACAGTTTCATTATCATCTGGACATATAATATTTACATCCAACTCTTCACCAACTGACTTACCTCTAATATTCAAAAATAAATATTCAATATCAAAAGTTGGAAGTTTTTCAACCTTTACGTTTTTAGTAAGAACACAATTTCTTATAACATTTTTAATTGCAGAAGTGATTTGTTTGGTATCTTCACTTTCCAATGCAATTACTAAGAGTTTTTCCTCTTTTACCAAAAAAGGTCTGTATTCAATCAAATCTCCAGTAGAAGGAATTTCAAGCTCATATGTTGGAGTAGATATTGTAGGCAATGGCATAATTTTCAAAATAAAAATCAGGTTATATTTATTTATAACTGATTTTTTAAATTATCTACCACTTGGTCTAATTGAACCCCTAGGTGCGCTAGCAGCATCCCTATTTTGAGCAGATTGTCTTAAAGAGTTCTCTCTTGCTTGTTTTCTAGCATCTTCAAGTTGTTGCTGACTATATCTCCAAGAATTGCTCTGTTCTTCTCCATCTACTCCTGGAGTTGAAGGTCTATCAGTTTGTGGTTGAGATAACTCAGTACTATAAACTTCTCTTTTAATATAATATCTACTATAACTAATACTAACAGTAGCTTTTAAGGTATCAGATGCATCATAACTAATTGGCATAGATGATATTGATAATGGAAATGCTTCTGTAAAATAATATCCTAAAAACTCTTTAGATCCCGAAGTTACTTTTGATCCCAAATCTCTTTCATATTTTGCAATTCTAATCTCAGATTTATAGTCTGTAGGATATCTTATCCTAGTATAAAAATCTGGACCATCCATTCTACCAATAATATCTTCACCAGAAGCATACTTCATCCACATTTCAAAAAATCTAATTTGTTGGTAGTTACTATCTTTAGTAACTAAAAAAGTAAGATCTATAGAATTATCATACATTCTTCTATAAATGTTTTTTTGGGAAACTCCCATATAATCATTATCAATATCTATTGTCGCTAGTTGAGATCCTGGTAAAGAAGCTTCTATACAAGTCAATTCAAATAGTTCTTTATCATAGTCTAACCCCAATTCAGAATTTATCTGACTTAATAAATTTGATGGAGGTACAATATCAACACTATAAAAAGATGTAAGAGCTGGATTCAATATCCTGCTCTTAAGAGTGCTCATATTAACACCAGGATTTACTGGTATATTTGACATCTAAATACAAGTGTATACGTTATATTATATGTAGACAACTTAATGAACGAAAGTATTAAAAGTAAGTATAAACCTTCATATCCCAAAAAATATAAGGGAAATCCCAACAATATTATTTGTAGGAGTAGTTGGGAGAGAAAATTTTGTTCTTACTGTGACTTAAATGAAAATATAATAGAATGGGCAAGTGAAGAATTCTTTATTCCTTACGTCTCTCCAATAGACAACAAAGTCCATAGATATTTTCCAGATTTTATTATAAAAGTTAAAGAGAGTAAAGGTTCAATAAAAACCTATGTTGTCGAAATAAAACCCAAAAGGCAAACTATTGCACCAGTAAAAAAATCAAGAGTCACAAAATCTTTTATACATGAATGCAAAACTTATGCCATAAATCAAGCAAAATGGAAAGCAGCAGATGAATGGTGTAAGGATAGATTGTTGGAATTTAAAATAATAACAGAAGATAACCTAGGTATAAAGTAAATGCCAAAAAATACTCTTTTCGAAGATCTAAGAGAAGAAGTGCAGTATGAAGAAGGAAGGTCTCCTTTCTTTTATAGGAGAGCATTTAAAAGATTAACTCAAAAATATATTGGTAGAGAAAATAAACTAATACTTGAAGAAAAATTAGACTCTACAGAAGAAGAAGAAAATCAAGATAAAAATGTATTAAGAAGATATCCAAGAACTGGTCACATATACTTATTTGAATACAAAACAGAAGAAAAAAATGTAAGTATATTTGACCCCTTTCCTTTAGTATATGTAATCAAGTTTAATAGTAAAGAATTTACAGGATGCAATTTACACCTAATACATCCAAATAAAAGAAAATATGTAATAGATAATTTAAAAAACGATAAAATTACTTTACCGTATAATACAATATCTAAATATATAATATCACAAGTTGATGGTTTATTATTGGATATTGCATTTGATGAGTGGGAAGTTGCATCAAATTTACCTATAGAAAATTTGATCTCTATAAAAGATGGTAAAAGAAGAGATCTTCCTTTATTTGATGTTTGGAAAGAAAAAAACAAAACATTTAGAAAAATGTTAGTTGGAACTAGGATCTATAAATCTTATGGATCAAAAGAACAAAACTTTAAAGGCAATTAAAAATGGCTGAACCAGCAGCAAAAGAAGTAACTATAGACGGAAAAAAGGCTTGGGTATCAAAACCAAGACCATTAAAAAATACTGGTGCAAAAGTATCAACGGTATTTTTTCCAGATACTGGAAGAACAGTATTGGTACAAAGAACCTACGCGGCTTTTGGTGGGTTGTTGGATGTAGATCTTAACAAAACTCTTGCCGAAAAAAAGGATGATACATGGGAACCAGGACCAAATGCAGCAAACGATTATTTGGGTGTAAAAAAAGATTTAGAAGAAGATTCAAATTATACTAGCGCATTAAATTCTTCGGTAGAAAGCACTATAAAAACAGTGTATGCAGAAAAAAATGATGGTAAACTACCGACCCCAAATCAAATAACATTAATATCAAAAGGAAAGGGGGTAGTAAATGCAGATGAAAAAGATTCTAAAGACAACCAAGATCCTGATCAACAAGAACCAGCAACTATAAATGATGGAGTATCTGGTTTAACTGATGTAACCGATGCTTTTTCTGCGTTATCAGAACAAATTAAAGCAGAATCTGCATCAGTAAGATCTTTAGATAGATTATCCTATCCAGAAAATTTTCCAGAAAACATGGATTACATAATATTTGAATCCAAATCTTATGGAACAAAAACATTTGATTCATCTACATTCGGATTCGGATCAAGAACAAACGAATCTATAGGTGAATCTATAAAATTACCAATACAACCATCAATATCTGATGGAAATAGTGTTGGATGGAATGAACAAACAATGAATCCAGCACAAATAGCAGGGGCTGATCTTGCTATAGGTGGGATAACTGGTGGAGCAGAGGGTTTTATAAATTCACTATCAAATAAAATTGCAGCTGGTCAAGGTGCATCTACAGATGTAGAAGCTGCTATTATCGCATACTTTACACAACAAGCAACTGGTGCTCAAATATTACCCAAACTTGGTGGAGCAGTATTTAATCCAAATACCGAATTGTTATTCCAAGGTCCACAATTAAGACCTTTTAATTTTACATTTAAACTGACACCAAGATCAGATACGGAATCAGAAAGAGTTAAGAAAATAATAGGATTTTTTAAGCGTAATATGGCAGCAAAAACCAGTAACTCTCAACTATACTTAAAAGCACCAAATGTATTTGGAATAAGATATTATTTAAATGGACAAGAAGATCATCCTGGAATTAATTTAATTAAAGATTGTGCTTTGCAATCATGTGTAGTAAATTACACTCCACAAGGAAGTTATATGGCATATAAAGATGGTGGAATGGCATCATATGACATATCATTACAGTTCATGGAGTTAGAACCAGTATACTCCAAAGATTATGATGATGATAGAGCAGCAAACCATCTAATAGGATACTAAAATGACCCAAGAATATTTTAAAAAAGTACCAAATTTCGAATATATCAGTAGAGATTCGAATAACTCTCCACTGTCAGACTATACCGAAGTAAAAAACTTATTTAAAAGAGCAAAAATAAGAGATGATATTTTTCAAAATTTAAGTTATTTTGAAAAATATACAATTGTCGGTGAAGAGCGTCCAGATGATGTAGCGTATAAATTCTATGATGACCCAACACTTGACTGGGTAATTTTACTTGCAAACAATATACAAAATCTCTATGACGAATGGCCAAAGTCACAATCATGCCAAAATGAATATTTACTAGAAAAATATGGAAGTTATGACAATCTATATAATGGAATACATCATTATGAAACTATAAATGTGACAGATTACTTAGGTAAGTTAATTATAGAAAAAGGTGTTACAGTAACTGAATCATATTATAATGCTCCAGAATTTATTGTAGAAACAGATAAATCAATTAATCTACCAATTACAGTTCCAGGAATACCTGCACAAATATCTGCACAAGCATCTAATGGAAGATTAACAAATTTAACTCTAGTATCTACAGGTTTAGGATACACAGGATCTGTAGAGGTTTTCATATCTCCACCAAATGATCCAGTTCAAGCATTAGTAGAGTTTGAATTAAATGATCCTCCAGCAAATAGGGAAGTTGGAGATTTTACAATAATTGATTCAGGATCTGGATATACTGTCCAACCAGCAATAACATTTAGTGATCCAGAGGAAACAATACCATGCCAACTAGAAGCTGTAATTGATGGTTCTGGAGCTTTAACTTCTATTAATATATTAAATCCTGGAGAAGGATATACTTTTTTACCCACAATTACTATTGATACTCCAAGTGACATATTCTCAAATGCAATCTTAGATACAACATCAACTCTTACCGTAGAGGCAAGTGGTTGGGAAGGATTTTACCTTGATCCTTCAGGAACTAGAGCATACACATGTCATGGTAATAATTCATACACTGAAGGAATAGTAGAATATTATACATTCAATTCATCTTTTGATATTTCAAATGGAACAAAAATATCAGAACTAGACTTATCATCAAGTTTTGAGTACTTAACTGGAATAGAATTTAGACCTGATGGTTCAAGATTCTATGTGACGGGATTGACTTCAAGTGGATTCTTTATTCATCAATATAATCTGTCTGCAAGATGGAATATAACAACAGCTACACTTTCTGGAACATTTGCGATTTCGGAGTGTGCAGGAATTAGATTTAGAGATACTGGATCAAGTTTTTTTGTAGTTGATTTAGCAAACCCAGATACTATCAAAGAGTATGAACTTTATGATGATTGGAATATTAATGCAACATTTGCCAACCCAGTAAGAACTGTAGATATTAATGACATTACTGGAGAATCTTCAGTAAGAGGATTTTCCTTCAAAGATGATGGTTCAAAAATGTTTGTGTCTGGAACGGATACAAACTCTGTTCATATACTAGAATTAAGCACTAACTGGGATTTAGGTACGTTAACTTTAATAGGAAGCAAAAATACATCCTCAGAAGATAGTATTCCATTGGATGCTTACATGGATCCCACAGAAACTGTAATTATAACTGGTGGTTCAAATACAAATAAATTTTATGCTTATGATACAGATATCAGAGCAACTGCTACTGCTGTTTTGGGAATAGGAACTACTTCAGAGCAAGTTACAGACATAATAGTAACAAAACAGGGATCAGGTTACAGTCAAGAAAATCCCCCATCTGTAACTATACAACCACCAGTAAGAGCAAGAAGAGCAGTTGGTTTTGTTCTAATTGATAATAACCAAGTAAAGGATATTATTATTACTGATCCTGGTTATAACTATAAATCTCCACCAACTGCAGTAATTGATGAACCTCTTCCAAGAATTACTGCAAAAGGATACGCAACCGTACAATCTGGAAAAATTGTACAAATTGCATTGACAAATCCAGGTTTTGGTTATACAACTAATCCAACAGTAACATTATCAGATCCAGGACCACTATATCAACCAGAAAAAGATGAAATTTTTATCTCCAATGGTCAGGAGTGGAAATATGATGGATTTGATTGGACTAGAAGATTATCTTATGGAACTTTATATACAGATACTTTCCTAAATTCAAGAATAGAGGTTCCTGGTAATAAATCTTCTATTCCAGTAACAAACTTTATGTATGAAGAAAGATTAGAGACTAAAAAAAGATCAATCTTTATATTAAAGAGAGAATATTTAAACTTAGTCCTAGATGACATTGAATCTATAATGGAATATAAAAAGGGTTCTGAACAATATGTGTCCAGAACCCTTAAAAGAGGATATAATCCTTTCTTCTTTAATTAACTGTTAGCAAGGCGTTGGAAGAAACTCATAGCATCATCATCTTCAGAATCAACCGAAGAAGTTGAAGACATTGAATCCAACTCATCTTTCATAGATTGTGGCATAGAAGGTGCTGGTTTTGATTCTTTACGAGATTCAAAACTTGGAGTGAAGGATCCGCGATCAACATCTTCACCTTCAAGTTCTTCATCAATGTTTTGAAGGCGGGGAGTTCCTTTCTTACCAAGAACATAATCCAAACGTGTTTGGAGTTCTTCGTAACTCTTGAATTGCTTAGGATCTACAAGTTCAGTGAGAGAATACTGCTTCTTCCAAATTGCTTCAAGAGCATCATCATCATCCAGAAGAGCGCCAGGACGATCAAATTCAGAAGAATCATAGTTCCAGTAACCTGCAACTTTTTTGATCTTCAGTTTAAAGTTGGCACCTTGCCAGAAGTCAAAGGGATTGATTGGAGTTTCATCTTCAAATTCAGGTTGCATTGCTTCCATAATCTTATCAAAGATCTTCTTACCGTATTTAAAGAGGAAGACACGACCTTCGTTTTCTGGATGCGCCTTATCTTGAACAACGTAAATATTGCTATAGTAAGACAGTTTACGCTTTTGCTTTTGACTTACAATGTCCTTTTTAGATTGCTCCCCACTGTTCCAGAGTTCGCGATTCAGTTCTGAGACAGGATCTTTTTGACCCAGAGTTGTGAGAGAATTTTCAATATACCATCCACCAGGGCCTTGGAATGCATGGGTCCAAAGTTTTGCCCAGGGAAGATCTTCCTGATTAGGAGCAGGAAGGAAGCGGATTACTGCATAACCATTACCAGTTTTATCGAGTTCTGGTTTCCAAAGGCGATCATCAGCACCACCAGAACTATTACTCATTTTTTCGACTTCTTTGACCAGTTTTTGGGTCAAAGAACCGAGAGAAGATTGTTTTTTGAGATCAGAAAAAGACATTGATAAACCTCAGATTTTTTTGTACGTATTTGGCTTTTGTGTACTCTTAGGGCACTTGCGGCGAGTACAGACCTATAATAGAGCAAGTGCCCGCAGGTGTCAACCCTCGCTTTGAATCCTGTCCTTCATTTTTTCTACCATTTTTTCCATATTAGCAAAAAGAACTGTCATATCAACATTTTCTGGAAGTCCCATACTAGCAGCAGAAGTCCTTATATTATTTTTCATTTCCACAGCTTTGGGATCATCAGAGAGTTTAATTCTAGTATAGAGAATTTTTTGTTTTTCTAACAAAGATTCTAAAATGCCAACATGTTCTAACTTTTGATCTTTGTTCATGGTATAAAAATTAAACATACTAGCATAAAGCCTTTCTTGAAGGTTATTAATACTATCAATTTCTCCTTTTATTATATCAGATTCAAAAAAACTCATAGCACACAATCCTTTATCATTTTTCGGTACTTAAAGATATCAATATTTATGAAAGGATCATATTTTTTAATAATTTTAGATATTAATCCCCAAACTGGATCATCTGGCATTTTTTTATTAAAATCTTTTGTAAAATATAAAATTTTATCAATTATAACAACAGTTTCTAGACAAATACTACCATCTAGATATTTTTTTAGTATAGGGGGATGACCTGAAGAACAATCAAATAAAGATTCTATATTAAACTGACTAAGAAGAGTTTCTACTTCATTAGAAAAAACATAAGATAGTGACTGATTTCTCATTTTCCAAGAAGAATACACAGATTCACCATTTCTTATAATATCACCAATCCAAAGAGAATTTGGATCCTGGGATTGGACAAAATTTGAGACAAAGAAATTTATTACCTCTTTTTCATTTTTTTGTCTACTTAGTTTTTCAAACCAATATCTATCCTTTCTTTTATAAAAAGACTGTATTGATGCATTTGTTTTACCACAGTATTTGTGGTAGTCATATTTATCTTTCGTAAAATGATTTTTTATTGAAAGATATGTCTTGTATACTTCAAAGGGTGTCATAATTATAAAAAGGGGTTTTTGCGAAAAATTGTCGGGATAAATTTTCCGACCTTTTTCGAATTAAAAAACTAATTTCGCCCTGGATGTTCTCTTTAAAAAGTTTAATTCTATTGCATCGTACTTTAATTTTTCTTTTAATGGTTTTGATATAAGTTTTGGTACAGATTCAATATCAATATTATTTTTACTACAAAAATGAATTATTGCATCAATATAATTCATATCTTTGTTATCTCTTACCAATATTTCAATTTCTGTTGAAAATTTTGAAGGACAAAAAAATTTTTTATCCAATGCTTTTTGTAATTCTTCTTCTATTTTAACTGACATAGGATTCAAGTCTAAAGTTGACGAACTCTCTGATGTACTCTGTAAGTAATCTAATATACTTTTCTTTATCGTATTCTTCATAAACAACACACTCTCCATTTTCACAAGACATGATAATTACTAGTTTTTTTACAGATATTCCTGTTAATTCATACAACATACAACCATAAGCCATACACTGTACAAAATAATGTTCAATCCATTCTTTTGGTTTTGGTTTTTTTGAAGTTTTGAAGTCTATTATTGCTAATTCTCCGTTGTACTCAGCAATACAATCTACTGTTCCAGCTACACCAAGAACTTTACTATACAAAGATCCTTCAAGAGCATGAATATTATTTATCTTACCTAATTCATACTTTGCTATTTTGAATAGATACTCTGACAAAGGTTGAACTTTTGGTAATTCCTCATTCTTAAGATGATACTCAACAAGAGTGTGCATATCAGTTCCACGACTTGTTGCTGCTCTTGTAATTTTGTCTGCTTTTTCTTCACCTATTTTTTTACGCCAGTTTGCAAAAAACTGGCGATTTTTATGACTGGTTACTGAGGTAATAGAAACTAATTTAATTAGTTCTTCTTCTGTAGGTACTTTATAGTACCTAACTCCATCAATAGTCTCCCTCTCAAGACGAGGGAGGTCCAATTCAACATGATTAAACATTAAAATCCTAATTCATTTTTTGCAATAAGGTATTCTTTACACAATCCAGAACGTACAATATCTTCAAGACCAAACTCAATAATATCAAACGACGGCATTGCTCTAAGAATCTTCATAAAATCGATGATACCATTCCTTTCATTTGTTTTTTGTAAATCAGATTGAGTAGCATCTCCACAAAAACAAATTTTAGTATGCTCACCTGCCCTAGTAATTATACTATCAAGTTCATGAAAATTCAAATTTTGAAACTCATCAACGATGATAATAGACTTATCTAAAGTAGTGCCTCTGAGAAAAGAAGTTGACCAAAAACTAATAGTTCCCTGAGTTTTTAAATTTCCATACAACATTTCAAACTCAGAGTCAGTTGCCATTTGGAACATATATTTAACCATATTTTTGTAAGGAATCTGATAGATATCAGCCTTATCTTCATGGGTTCCAGGTAAAAATCCAATCTCTCTAGTAGCAACTAAAGACCTAACAATATAAATTTTTTCATATGGAGTATGTTCATCAAGAACATCCTTCAATGCATTAAAAAGAGTGATAAAAGTTTTACCTGTACCTGCTGCACCATAAGCAACTAGATTTTTATCATCATCAAAACTATCAAACAATCTTTCTTGGTTATCAGTTAATGGTTCAACATTAAGAAGATAATCTGAATTAATTGGTTTCCTTCTTTTCATTTGCTTTGCAGTCATTCCAACACCAATTGGTTGTAACTCAGATCCTCTTTTTTTTCTTGGCATGTGCTTTAAATTTTGGTAACTTTTGATTTGGGAGCTTTTGATGCTTTTTCTAATACATCATTCCATCCAGGATGCTTTTTAATTAATTGGTCTTTCCACTCACCCAACTCTCCCAAAGAAGCGCAACCTTCAGACCAGTCTCTATGCCATTCTGGATTGTCTTGATACCACTGAGTGATATCATGCACACTCATTTCAATAACCTTTTTTTCACCTGTAACTTTATTAACTATTGGATACTGTGCCATGCTATTTAATGATCTAATGATTTATTTATAATTAAGGCGCTAACCTAGCACGATACAAACGTTTTTGTTCATAGTAACTCCAAACGTTAGGTGCCCAATCTTTAATGTGGTCGGTAATCTGTTCACACAAACATTGAATTTCTAGTTGTGCATCAAGTTTTGATCGAAGGTCTAAAAGATGAAGAGCCGAACGAAGATTAAAAGAAACAACAAAATTTTGTCTAATTGCTTGTGGAAGATAATCTCTTAGATGCTCTTCACACATTCCCATTTTATAATAATGCTCATATTCTTTACATTCAATCAGAATACGAGCAAGTTTTTGTTGCCTATGTTCTTCAGTCCACTCGTACTTTTTACCCTTTCGATTTGTATAAAATCCAGCTGGGCGAACATAAAAAACTTCTTCAGGATCAAGTTCCATTTTTGCAACTTGACGTACTCTTTTTCCAGTATACCTCTGAGATTGAACATCGAAGGTGACTCCAACTCGATGAGTTCTTGCTTGAACAATCACATTATGAACATATCCAGAACAAGATAATGTAATTGAAGGATGTTCAATTGGACCCCAATGACCGCGATCATTACCCAAGAGTTGATCAACAATCCACTCACCACATTTTTGAGGATCAGGTAATTCTACGGTGTGAATTGGAACTTCAGAGTAATCACACTTTCCTGCTTGCCAAATAACTTGTTCTGGATTTTCGTAAGCATTTAATTTTACAACACTAAGATGTTTATCTAGAGCAAGAAGATCTTTTGCTTTGATTGGTTTCATATTTTATAATTAATTCCTTTTAATTTTAATTTAACTAGTCACAATAACCATCATCATCTTCCCAAATCTCATCATAGTCAGTTATTTTGCTATGAGTTTGTTCATAATTAGAAATATAATAGTTATCAACATTAGAATAAATTTCACATTCTAATTCATTAACTACTTCTTTCAATTTAGAGAGTAGACTTTTTAATTTTTCTTCTTCCATAAAACATGTCTGCTTCTCCACAATTTTAGCATAAAAAAAGGAAGGGATCAACCCTTCCTGTTTAACAGCATGACTTCCAAATAAATTAAGAGTATAAAAATCATTGATGCTGCAGTAATAGCTGCAACTACAATCATTTTTTTGCTACCTGGCAGTGACCTGCCATACACATTTGTGCATCTTTAAGTTTTTGATCTTTGACTTGCTTTGCCTTAATGACAGAGAGCCAATTGGAAGTTTGATTTGTTTTCATTTTGCAACCTCTACTTTTTTAGTGAACTTCATTCCACGGTAAGTTAAAGTAAATTCTTTTACTTCAGTATTATTTTGAGGTTGTTCGATGTCATAATCGACACCGCGATATGTTGTTTTTGTGCTGTAAAGATTAAGCATTGTTTTACTCCTAAAGAAATGAGATTTAACCTTCTCTGCTAAGCAGGATCCGTTTTCCCGTTCCTTCAGTCGTGTGCGTCCTATGAGTCTTCTAGTTGAAAACATACAGGATCTGTATGATCCATCCATTTGAAGACTAGACTAACCTTTTCAGATACACTAAAAAGCTCAGATTCTAACAATCCCTGACTTAAAAACTCAAAATCTTCACATCGAAGATAATTCGATTGAGGGACATGTGTTGCTAAAAGCAAGGAGAGTAAAAACATAGGATGAACGCTCCGTTCCGCGACTTACTTGCGACCCAGAAGGGTTGAACGTATAAATGCATTATAACATGTACTATCTATATAGACAACCAGTTTTGTATAATACTATACAATTTTACAAAAACATTCCTCTGTCACTCATGTACTGTAAAGTATCTTTCATACTACCAATATGCCTATTGCCTATTGCAACTTGAGGAAACTCTGCATCAAGACCAAACTCAGAAACAAATTGCTTGATAGTAAAATCTTTTTCTAGTACGTATTCATGGAATTCACCACCTAAAGATTTTAAGAGCATTGACATACGCTGACACTCTTGACTACCATTACTATAGATTACTGCTGTCTCTAACATTTTACTTAAAATAAACTGTCTACTTTTTTGGCACCAAACAAAGTGAGATTCTGTTCCATCTTTGTGAATTACACTATAATAACTCATTCAAATACTGGAAGAGGTTTAGAAAAGAATTCATCTCTCATTTTTTTGAGAGCATCTAAATCATTACCATAATAACCCATGTTCATGTAAACACAATCAAGATACCTAAGGTCTTCACGATTACTATCCAGTGTAAGATAATCACAATAATATAAAATTTCTTGTGGTACTTCTATTTTATTGTAGTTTTGCTCAATATAAAATGGAATTGTCATAGAAAATTTTTAGAATATTCTTCAAGCATTTTTGGTGATACACAAAATAATTCTCCTTCAGTAATACTTTTAGAAAATTCTGCTTTCATATCACTGCGACCAGAAATAAATCCAACAACAGATATGGTAATACCAGCAAGTACTAGCAATCCAGTTTTAATATAAGTTTTATTCACTTTACTTCCTCAAAATTACAATCCACTTCTTCAAAATTACACTTCTTGTAAACATCAAAAAGTTTTCCCATCAATTTTTTAGAACACTTATATTCAAGTAGAGTATCATCTTTATCATCCATCTCTGAAGAAGACATCAGGTTCAATAAAAGCTCTGCTTCTTCTTTAGAAAGCATAATGTTCATTTCAGTAATAATGTCAGTCACGTTGTCTCCAATCATCAGGTTTATCTTGTTTAAACCAATCTGCAATCTCATCTGCTGATGAAAATCCAGTTCGGTGATTTGATGGATCAGGATCACCTAATCCCATCTTATTCATAAAATCATCCAGACTACCTTCTTGCATGTCTGGATTAGCTGCTTTTCTTCTTGCTTTACTTAACCAGTCTTTAGCAGTG